TGTCGTTTCGCACCCTTGGCACAACCCTTGCCGGGAGGACCCATCGCCTCGGGTTGTCCACAGGCGCATGGGTGGGGGGGTGTGGATTGGCACACGCCTTGCGAATGCGGATCTTTCGCGGAAGTGTGGGGCGGCGCTCTTGACCGCTTGGGCCCCGGGGTGGTCCGCTACGCGCGCGGTCCCGATCGGGAGCTGCTCCCACGGTCGGCTTGATAGCACCTGCCGGCGAGGTGGTCGACGGAGGGCGCGAGCGCGTCACCATAGCGGGGGCGATCCGCGCGTGCCCTGCGGCGGGAGGCCGGGGCCATCGGCGAGCGTCTCGGGGTCGGGGTCGGGCCCGTGGTCGGCGCGAGGTGCTCGGGCGCCGTCGAGGGGGGCGCCGAGACGGGCGCCGTGCACCTCGCCGGGGAGCGCGTCGGAGGCGCAGGGCTCGCCGGGCGAGGCGCCGCACGAGGGGCAGGCCGCAGCGGTGGCGGCGGCGAGGCGCGCGGGGGGGGACGGCTGCGGCTCGTAGGCGCGAGCGGCGGCCGCGGACAGGGCGAGGAGCCGGGCGGCGCTGCGGCCCGCGTGGTCGGCTTGGTCGGCGCGCCCGAGCGCAGCGATCGCGCGGGCGGCGAGCAGGAGGGCCTGGGCCAGCTCGGCGCGGCCCTCGGGGTCGGCGGCGGCCGCGGTGCAGGAGTCGGCGGCGAGGAGCAGCGCGGCCCGGGCTTCCTCGAGGTGGTCGGAGCGCCTCACGGTCGGGGGACGCGGGGCGGGCCCGAGTCGGCCATCGCCTGCAGGCGCTCGAGGGCGGAGCGGTAGACGTCGGCGGCGCGCTCGTGGGCCTCGGCGACTGCCTCGACCGCTTCCCGGTAGGCCGACCCCGGGGTGAGCTTGCGCGCCTCGGCGCGAGCCCGGCGGGCGTGGGCGGCGGCGTCGGAGGCATGCTCGCGCAGCGAGACGTCGGCGACGGGATGCACGGTGCGGCTCATGGGGCGCGCCTCGCGTGCGCATCGCGCAGGCGCTCGCAGCGGGTCGCGAGGTGGCGCAGCGAGCGCACGAGCCGGCGGCACTCGGCGGCGCGCTGCGCCTGCCCGGCGGCGACGTCGCGCGCGAGTGAGTAGTCGCCCGCATCGGCGCGCAGGCGGTCGGCGTAGCGCAGGGTGGCGCGGGCCTCGCCCTCGTAGGCGTCGGCGAGCTGGCGGAGCGTGAACGGGTCGAGCAGGCGAGACGGCTTCACGGGCGGGCCTCCGTGGTGGTGGTGGTGCTCGGGTTGGGCGAGGTGGGCCTCTCGCCGCAGTCGATGGCGCCGAGCTTGGGCAGGATGATCGCGGCGAGGATCCGCCGGTGGCACCGATGGGCGGTGCCGCAGTAGCAGGCGAGGGTCACCGACTGCCACGAGAGCAGCCGCTCCCAGGTGGCGCGATGCGTGCGGTAGCTGCCCCGCATCTCGGCGAGGAAGAGGGGCTCGTACCACCGCCACGCCTCGACCAGCGCGGCCTCGTCGCCCTTGGCGGCGCGCTTGCGGCGGTTTACCTCGGCGAGCAGCGCGACGGAGGGGGCGAAGGCGTGCCCCATCTCGGATCCGCTCGAGCGCGAGACGTTGAGCGCGTCGGGGCCCGCGTAGCCGTCGATCCGGCGCTGCGGCTGCGGGATCCGGCCGGTGTAGACCTGCAGCCGGCGCGCGGGCGGCCCGGCGAGCACCTCGAGGGGCCCGTTGAACGTCACGCGGTAGCCGTCCGCGCGGGCCGACCACCACCGCTCGGGCGCGACGTTGCGAACATGGGTATTGCAGGTCAGCCGCGGAACGTCGCCGAGGGTCGACACGCACAGGTCGGGCATGAAGTCGAGCCGCTCGCGGCACCACGGGCACGAGTAGCGGCCGGCGCCCGGGTCGCTCATGGGGTCACGCCGCGCCGCGCGGGGTCGAGCAGGGGCCAGCCGCAGGCCGCGAAAAAGTCGGCCTCCTCGGGGCAGGGGATGCGCTCGAGCCCCCGCCAGATCGCGCCGTCGGCGCAGCGCATGCCGCGATCGCGCAGCGCGATCACCGCGGCTTGCGAGTAGTCGGCGGGGCCGGTGCGGATCGCGAAGATCGGGCCCCATTCCGCCGGCGGCCGCACGAGGAAGAGATCGACCTGCAGGGCGGCCCGGGGCGCCCACAGCCGGCGGTAGCGATCGCCGTTCGCCGGGCGCTCGGGGTGCTCGACGAGCCGCCCCGCCGCGGCGAGCAGGCGCAGGCGCTCGTCGAGGGGGGCAACCATCGGGGGCGGGGCGAACAGGTCGAGGCGCGGGCCCTCGACCAGCCGCGGCACGGCGACGACCTCGACGTCCGACACGTGGGGCTTGCAGCGCCGCAGGCTCCCCGCGATCTCGATGCGCTCGCAGTCGGGCGCGAGCTCCTCGACGATCGCGCGTGCCACGCGCAGGGCCTCGGCGTGCGGGCGCTTGGCGCCCAGGCTCACGTGCCCTCGGCGGGGGGCAGGTCGAGCTGCGCGGCCTGCCGGCGGGCGATCTTGGCGCCGAGGCGGCGCCCCTCTTCCTCGGCGCCGGCGACCATTCCCTGCCGGATCGCCTCGGCGATGCGCGCCACGAGCTCGGGCGAGTTGAGCGCGGCGTCGGCGGCGCGGCGGAGAGCCGCTAGCACGTTCGGGCGTACCGTGTGCAGCGCGTCGATCGCGGCCGACCTCGCGATTTGCGTCATGCGCTCGGCGAAGGCTTCCGAGATCGCCTCGTCGGAGATCTCGATCTTCACGGCTCGACCCCATCGATCACGCGGCCGGCCTCGGCGGTCACGATCGAGCCGCGCAGGTGCTCGGCGAGCGCCTCGAGGTGCTCGCGCAGCCGCCCGAGCGCGGCCTCGGCGTTGCGCAGCTCCGCCGCGAGCTTGACCTGCTGGCGGGGCGCGGCGCTCGCCTGGTAGGCGGCAAGGGCCCGGCGGTGCCGATCGTTCATGTTCACGGCCTCGCGCCGCTCGAGCGCGAGGTTCTCGATCTGCGCCTCGAGCCCGTGGATCTCGTCGGCGCGCTCCTTCCGCAGCTTGCGCAGGGCGTCGCACAGCTCCTCGACGGTGGGCGAGGAGCCGAGAGCATCGACGAGCAACCCGGCGGCGTGGGCAGCGAGTACCGCGCCGTCGGTGCGCGCGTGCACGTTGTAGGCGCGCAGGTAGGCGATCTCCTGCTCGAGCGCCGAAAGGGGACGCGGGGCCGACTCCGCGCGCTCGACGGCCGCGGCCGGCTTTGCCTCGACCACCGCCGGCGGCGGCGCGATCGGCTGCTCCTCGGTCCGCACGTGCTCGATCGCCTTGTTGGGGTCGGCGGTGCGCCAGTCGGGCCAGCTCCTCTGTTCGTTCCGGGCGAGCTTCTCGCCGAGGTTGCATGCGATCTGCTCGGGGGTGAACCCCTGCCGCCACGCGCCATCGCAGGCGAGCAGCACCACGTCGATCCACTCCGTCAAGTCCGACGGGTCGCGCTCGAGCTCGAGCAGCTCCTTCCGCAGGTGGTCGATCACGCCGGCGGAGCGCGCGCCGGGGCCGAACGTGCGCAGCGAGAACGCGCGCTGGCGGCGCAGGTGAGCGACGAGATCGAAGGAGCCGGCCGGCTCGGGGATCGAACGCTCGAGCGCCGCCTCCTGCCTCTGCTCGTAGTCGGTGACGGCGCGGCGCAGCTCCTCGTGCTCGGGCGGCGTCAGCGCGTAGCAGGCGAGCGCCCGGTTGAGCATCCCGACGAGCTTACCCACGGCGGCCCCCCTTGCCCGGGGTGGTCGGCGGCGTGGGGGCGCGGCTCGGGGTCGGGGTCGACTCTGCGGGCGCGGGCGCGGGCGCGGGCGCGGGCGCCACGGCTGCGGGGGCCGGCTCGGCGCCGGTGTCCTTCGCCGCCTGGTAGGCGACGCGCTCGGCGCGGAGCTTGATCCGGCGCTCCTGCTCCTCGTGCACCGCGACTCCGCGGCTCGCGGGGAAGGTGCACAGGCCCGCGTGGCCGTCGCCGTCGGGGTGAATGCAGGCGCGGCCGTCGAGCGGCGGGCGAGAGCAGGGCAGGATCTCGTGGGGGGCGAGCTTGGCGGGCTTGGCGGGCGTGCTCATGGGCGGGTGCTCCTCGTGGGCGGGTTGACGGGGCGGAAGGCGGGAAGGTGCGGCGGCCGCTACTCGACGAGCGCCGGCTGCGGGGTCCAGGGCGCGAGGCGGATCCACTTGCCCGCCTCGTCGATCCGGCGGTGCAGGCGGCCGTCGCGGGCGCCGTCGTAGCGGAGATCGAACGTCGCGCGGTCGAGGTTCGTTGTGATCACGGTGCGGCGCTTGGCGGCGTGGCGCTCGGCGATCACGCCGTAGATCCGGGGCCGGGTCCACTCGCCGAGGGCCTCGGTTCCGAGATCGTCGATCACGAGCACCGGCGGCGCGACGAACGCGCGCGGGTCGTAGTCTGAGATCGGGATCTGCGTCAGCTCGGCGGCGGCGATCCAGCGCCCCGCGTTGCCCGGCTCGCACGGCGGCGACATGAGCGCCACCGCGGCGGCGAGACTCTTTCCGCACCGCAGCGCGCCCGAGAGCACGAGCAGCGTCTCAAGGCCGGTGAAGCCCGGCGGGCCGCCCGGCTCGCGGCGGATCCAGCGCTCCACGTCGGCGACGGCCGGGCGCTCGTCGAGCGGCTGCGGCGCCACGCGGCGCCCGTCGATGCGGTGGCCGACCAGCGAGGCCGCGATCCGCTCGGCGAACTCCCGCGGCACCTGCGCGCCGCTGAGGAGCGCCACCGCCTCGCCGTAGGCGCGATCGATGCGCGAGCGCGGGCAGGCGTCGGGGGTCGAACGGAAGAGGCACGAGACGTAGGCGCCGGCCGACTGGCACGCGCGGGCCGCCGCGACGTCGGAGCGCTCGAGGCGCGAGGGCGGCGCCTCGTCGGGCCGCGCCGGGTCGAGCGGATAGCAGGGGAGCGAGCGCCGCAGCTCCTCGCGCTCGCGGATGCGCTCGAGCATGCGTGCCTCGACCTCGGCGCGCTGCGCGTCGAGCCTCGCCGACTCCCGCGCCTGCTCCGCGCGCGTCTGCTCCGCCGCCAGCTCACGCCGCCGGCGCACCTCGCCGGGGTCGAGCGCGGGCCGCGGGGCGCCGCCGAAGGAGGCGAGGAGCTCGTCGACCGTCGGGACGGTGCCGCGGGGGGGACGCTGGCGGCGCTTGGGCACGGGGGCCTCGTTGCCGTCCTCGTCGAGCACGGCGACTCCAAGCTCGAGCCGCTGCCGAAGCGCGCGGGCATCGTCGAGGCTGAAAGGCGGGTCGGGGATCATGGGCGGTTGCTCCGTCGGTGGTGCGGGTGGTGGTGCTCGGGTTGGGCGTCGAGAGCGCGGTCGGGCGCGCTACTCGATGCCGTAGGAAGCGGGCGCCGGGCTCGGGGGGGCCATCCCGACCACGGCGCCGGCGCGCCGCGGCGGCCCGATCGCCGGGCGGCCGCTCGCGAGCCACGCCGCCGACTGCGCCAGCCATCCGTCGAGGTTCGCCCCGAGGGCGCGGCCGTCGAGCGTGGCCTTGTAGCCGTCGCCGCCGGCGGCGAGCCACTCGCCGGCGAGCCGCAGCCGCTCGAGCGCCTCGGGTTCTCGGCGCAGGCGGTCGAGCTTGAACACGCCGCCCCGGTCGGGCCTCGAGGCGACGAACCGCCCCGAGCTCGCGAGGGCAAGGGCCTCGAGCGCCTGCTCGCGTGTGCATGAGAACCGGGCCGGGTTGTCGGGCGCCTGGTCGGGGTTGCCTGCGGCGGCCGGTTCGGGCGAAAGCAGCTCTAGGGGCTCGGGCGCAGGGCGCGGCGGCGGCGGCGGCGGAGCTGCCGCAAGGCTTTTAAGATCCCTTCCCTTCCCTTCCCTTCCCTTCCCTTCCCTATCCCTACCTGTTTTTTGCATCCCGTTTGCATCCAAAACCGCGCCCGTTTGCATCGGATCGTGGCCGTTTGCATCCCTTTTGGATCCCGACCACCGCTTTTCGGCCGCCGAGCGCCGCAGATCGGACACAGAAACGCCGACCTCCTCGCGCTTCGCGGCGCCTTCCGCCTTGCGCAGAACCCACCGCGGAGCGTGCTCCCACAGCGCATGCAGGCGGTAGCCGCCGCGCACCGGATCGGGCTCGATGAATCCAAGCCCTGCCGAGCCGCCCGCATGGAGAAGGGCCTCGAAGAGGGCGCCGGGCTCGCCGCCCCACTTGGCCGCCATCTCGACGTCCTGCTCGTCGCCGAGGTGATCGTCGGCGCGGTCGTAGGCCGCATCCCACAGCGTCTCGAGGGCCCCGCGCGCCACGAGCACCCCGAGGCCGGGGGCGGCGCCGTTCAAGGCGTGGGCGAGGCGCAGGAACTTCCGGTTCTTGTCGAGGCCGCAGCGCGCCATGCTAGGCCCTCCACTCGATCACGGCGGCCGGGCCGGCGGTGCGCAATCCACCCGGGCACAGGTATACGAGGCGCCACCCCTGCGCGATCCAGGTCGGCAGGTCGGCCGCCTCGACCAGCGAGCGGCGCGAGACGATCACGAGCGCCCCCTGCACTCGGAGCCGCCCGCCTCGCCGCCCGCCGCAGCCCACAGCGGCCGGGCGAACGGCGGCCGCATGGGAACGAGGGGAGGCGGGAAGCTCCGAAGGCAGGGAACGATCGTGGTCATGGCTCGCCTTTCAAGTCGGGTGCGCTGCTGCGGGCAGCTCGCCGACACGCCGATCCGTTGCAGATCGGCCGGTGGGTTGTCAAGAAAAATGCAGGTCAGCGACGGGGCGGGAGCTGCCAGTCGTAGGAGGGTCGCGCGGCGATCTCGACCTTGCGGGGGCGGAGCTCGGGCGTGCGGAAGTGCACGGGGCGCGAGCGGTCGATCGGCCGCGGCGGGGGCTCGTGGGGCGCACCTCGATCGGGCAGGCGCTCGGGCGGGGGCTCGGGCACCTCGGGGCCCCGAGTCGGCCGCGGCGGGCGGGGCAGGCGCTCGGGGGCCACCTCGGGGCGCTCGGGCGGCGTGATCCTCGAGGTGGCGGCGTAGCGCCGGCGAGCCGCGGCGATCTCGAGCGCGGGCAGGGTGCGGATCAAGGCGTCGGCGAGCACCTCGCCGAGCGTGCACCCGCGCGACTCGGCGGTGCCCGAGACGGCGAGGTAGAGATCGGCCGGGATCCGCACGGTGCGGTGTGCCATCGCCTCGACCCTAGCGCAGCGCCGCGACGGCCGCGAGCAGGAGGCCGCCAGCGAGCACGCACCACGTCGTCGCGCGCGCTACCTCGAGGCGGGCGCGCTCCTCGCGCTCGTAGCTGGTCGGCAGGCGGCGGAGCACCGGGATCTCGTCGCAGTAGCGGGTCACCATCGGGATCACCTCGGGGCGAACAGGGAAGGCTGCGCCGGATCCGCGGCGCCGGTGGCCTCGCCGCGCGGGCCGGGCAAGTTGGGGTTGGCGGCCCACGCCGCGGCGAGCCGGGCGTGCTCCTCGAGGGCGTCGCCGCCGATGGCGCGCCGACCTCGGCGCATCGCCGCGGCGATCGTGGTGCCCGCGCCGCAGCACGGATCCACCACGAGATCGCCGGGCCGGCTGTAGTGCTCGACGAGCTGCTCCATGAGCCAGATCGGCTTTCCTCCGACGACGGGGAGCTTTCCGCCTTGCCCGGCCGGGAGCACGTATCCGCCCGGGAGCGTGCCCCACCGTTGAAAGTCGCGCGAGCGCGGGCGCGACACGACGATCCAGGTGGTCCAGTTGGAAGGCCCATCGCCGGCGAGGCGCACGCGCGAGCCGGGCGCGTAGTAGGGCAGGGGCGCGAACGTGTAGCGGCCCGCGGCCGTCAGGGCCTGCTCCCACGCGCGGGCGAGCTCGTGGTCGGTGATCGAGACGATCCAGCCGCGCACGAGAGGCGACCAGCGCGAGACGAACGCGCCCACGTCGGAAGGCGTCCACGCGCTGTAGTCGATGGCGCGGCGACGGTTCAGGCCGACGGAATAGACGGCGCCCGTGCGCGCGTCGCGGCGCATCCGCGCTTCCTCGCCGTCGAGTCTCGACGGCGCCACGGCGTCATCGTGCCCCGTGTGCGTCCGCTCCGAATAGGGCGCGTCGACGAGCAGCGCGTCGGCTCCCCCGCCGGCCTCGACGTGCTCGGCGAGCGCGCGCCACTCGGCGAGGAGCACCTGCGCCGAGGGCGAGGCGAAGAGGGCGGCCGTCATTCGGTGGCCTCGGGCTCGGGCGCCTCGCCCGCCTGGTCGGCCTGGTCGAGAGCGAGCGCACCATGCGCGGGCGGGCGGGGCGCCTCGACGTCGAGGAGCATCCGTTGCACCCCGGCGGAGGCCGCTTCGCGCAGCCCGGCCTCGGCGATCGCGCAGTAGGACGCCTCGCGCTCGATCCCGACAAACCGATAGCCGTCGAGCAGCGCGGCGATCCCGGTCGAGCCCGAGCCGGCAAAGGGGTCAAGGATGGTCCCGCCGGGCACGCACAGCCGGTTGATCGCCCGCATGAGCTCGATCGGCTTGCCCGCGATGTGTCGCTTTTCAGCGACGAGCACCGGCACGCGCAGGCACCCCGGGAGCACGGGCACGCCGGGCCGCTCGGGCATCGGCCCGTTGCTCGCCCACACGATGTATTCGCACTGATTGCGGGGGCGCGAGAGCTTCGGCCGCACTCCCTCGCCCTTGTCCCACGGGACGATCCCGCGATAGATCCACCCGCCGGCCTGCACCGCATCGATCGTCGCTCCGATCTGCCGCCAGTCGGTGAACACGCACAGCGGGGCGGCCGGGCGCGACACGCGCAGGCACTCGGCGAGCCACAGCGCTTCCCAATAAGCGAACGCGCGTTGATCCCGCGTGTCGCCGGTGAAGTCGGGGCGCTCGATCTTCGTCGAGGAAGAGACGTATTTAAGCGTGGTGGAAGCCATGCGATCGCCGCGGAAGGCGCCGCCGGAGGAGTAGGGCGGATCGGTGATCACGGCGTCGATCGAGCCGTCGGGGATCTTGAGCAGCTCGAGGAGCGTCTCGCCTCGGAGGAGCTCGTAGCGCGGAGCGGTCATTCGGTGGCCTCGTCGGAGTCGGGCGGATCGTTGTCGTCGGGGTCGGCGAAGTCGAGGGGCGCCTGCAGCTCCTCGGGGGCAAGAGGCGTGATCACGAGCTCGACGCGCGGGCGCGCCGGGTCGAGGCGCAGCGGGAGCGCGCCGTCGGTGGGCATCGGCCATCCCTGGATCTGCCGGTCATTGGCGACAACCCCGGCCGTCTGCAGCACGTCGCCGATCGCGTCGAGGTAGCCCGACAGATCCCCCAAGTTGCGCGCGCGGTAGATCCTCGCCTCGACGAGCACCGGCACCTCGATCGGCTGCGCGGAGCGGCCCGCGCCGAGGCACCGCAGGCACGGGCGAGAGCGCTTGCGTCCGGTGCCTTTGCAGTTGGTGCACGTCACCGCAGCGCCGCCGCGCAACTCGGCGAACCGACGTTGCAGCGGCGGCGCCACGGCGCGCTCGTAGTCGGCGAAATCCTCCGACGGGCTCACGATCGGGCGGTCGCCCTTTTTGCAGCGCGGACACCTCGCCCCCACGTAGAAGATCCGTGGTGAATTTTTCTTCGTGGTCGGGGAGCGCCCGATCGTGAACCGGATCGGATCCATCAGTCGACGTCGGCCTCGTCGCCCTCGTCGCCCTCGCCGCCGTCGTTCGTGTCGGTGACGGTGATCTTCGTCTTGCCGAGGGTGATCGCGTAGATCCGGCCGTTCTCGGCGCGGTACTGCTCGCGCCCGTGCTTGCGCAGGAGCTCGATCAAGGCGTCGCGCGTCTCCTGCGTCTTTTTCCGCGCGCTCGTGAGCCGCTCCGCCGTCTTGCGGTACGCCTCCGCCGCCAGCTCGATCTCCTCGATCGGCTTCTCGCGCTCGGTCCCCGGGATCTGCTTCTGCCTTGCCATGCGGGCCTCTCTTTCCGTCGGTGCTACGTGGTGGGCGTGGTGCTACGCACGATCCGTCGCGGACCATCCGCAATCGGAGCATTCAAGAATTGTGGTGGTGCACGCGGAGCAAGGCGGGTTGCCGAGAAAGCATGTGCAACTCTCCGGCGACGCTGCCGCGAGGATCTTTCCGTCGCATCCTCCCCTCCCACAGCGCTCTCCCTCGCCCATGCCCAAGATCTCGGCGAATTGGGCCAGTCGCGCGCGCAACTCCTCGGTTGGCTTCCAGCCGTTCGCCGCGAGCGCGTCGATCGCTTCCGAGGCGGTGGCGCGGTCGACCTCGTAGGGGAGTCCCGCGCGCTGCAGGCACCGCACCTGCGCGAAGGTCGCCCGGCCGTCGGCCGCGCGCTGCCGCAACGTCGCCGCAAGCTGCGCGGCCTGCGTCGGCTTGATCCGGTCGGCCTGCAGCCCCGGCGCGTGGCGCTTCAAGTACGCGAGGTTGGCCTCGTAGGAGGTGCCATCGTCGGCCGCCACCACGCCGAGCGTCGCGTCGACGAGCTCGAAGGGGTCGACGTCGACCGCGCGGTAGCTGGCAAGGTCGAGCATCCGACGCCGGCGCTCCTCGGCGAGCTCGCGCGTTGCCTGCTCGATCGCCGTGAGCACGTCGAGGCCCGGGCGCTCCGCCATCGCGCGCGACGCCTTCGCCTTGACGGCGGGATCGACGTCGGCGCCCCCGAGAATGTCGATCGGGCAGGCGAGCGAGTGCCGCCCCGCGTTGCCCTGGAAGTCGAGGATCAACAGGTCGCGCTTCCCGGGGTGGATCCGAGTGCCGCGGCCGACCATCTGCGTGTAGAGCGCCCGGCTTTTCGTCGGGCGCACCACCGCCACGCACTCGATCGATGGCTCGTCGAACCCCTCCGTCCACAGCGCGCAATTGACCAGCCGCCGGAACTTGCCCGCGGCGAAGCTCGCGAGGGTCGAGCGGCGGATCTCCGTCTCGGTCCCGCCGTCGCAGGCCCGAGCGCTCTCGGGCTCGTAGCCGTTCAAGGCGGCCGCGAGCGCGTGCGCGTGGGCCACCGTCACGCCGAAGATCATTGTCTTGCGCGAGCCGGCGGCGTCGACGATGGCACCCGCCACCGCCTGCAGGAGATCGGGATCGAGGAGCACCGCCTCGAGATCCCCCTCGTTTAGGTCGCCCGCGGTGGTGCGCACGCGCGACAGGTCGAGGCCCTCGACGTGGATCGCGCGCTGCCGCACCGGGCAGAGGTAGCCGTCGCGGATCGCGTCGCGGATCGCGTAGACGTGGGCCACCGACTCGAATGCCCGCGCCATCGCCACCTTGTCGCCCCGGTCGGGCGTCGCCGTGATCCCGACCACCCGAGCGTGCGGGAAGTGATCCAAGATCGTGCGATAGGTGCGCGCCGGCGCGTGGTGCGCCTCGTCGACGATCACCGTCGCGAAGGCGTCGGCCGCGAAGCGCTCGCGGCGCCGGTCGCCCGCGAGCGTCTGCACCGTCCCCGCCACCACGTCGAGGCGCTCGACCTCGCCCGCGTGCTCGTCGGCCATCTCGATCCCGACCGTGAGCCCGTGCGCTCGCATGCGGGCCGCCCCTTGGCGCACGAGCTCCTCGCGGTGAGCGAGCCACAGCGCCCGGCCCTGCGGCCGCCGGCGGAGCACGATCTCCGTCCCGGTGGTCGTCTTGCCGGTGCCGGTGGCATGCACCACGAGCGTTGACCGCACGCCGCGCGCCAGCTCCGCGTCCACGGCGTCGGCGGCGGCGACCTGGTGGGGCCACAAGGTCGAGATCAAGATCTGCCCTCCTGCATCGCGGCGAGCCGCTCGGCGAGCACGAGGGGCCGCTCGTCGATGCGATAGGCGCCGAGGTTGACCTGCGCGGCGCGGAGCTCGTCGGCCGCCAGCGCCTTTTCTTGGGCGCGCCGCGCCTCCTGCTCGGCGCGCTCGCGGGCGAGGCGCTCGCGCTCGATCCGCTCCTGCTCGGCACGCTCGCGCTTCGCCCGTCGCTCGGCGATCTCCCGCGCGAGCCGCTCGGGGTCGGGGTTGTAGCGCGTGAGCGTGTAGCGGCCCTCGGAGCGCTCGAGCGCCTCGCCGTCGCGCACGAGCCGGTCGAGGATGGCGCGCGCGATGGGCCCGCCGTGCAGGCTCACCTCGGCGCGCGTGGCGCCGAGCCCATGCTCGAGGAGTCGGCGCACGGTGGCCTCGATCGGTCCGCTCACAGCCCGAGCAGCTCCGCCGCCTTGATCCGGCCGCCGCTCCACGCCTCGATCGCCCGCGCCACCTGCGGCGAGGGCGTAGAGTCGCCGCGCGCGATGTTGCCGAGTTGCGCGTGGCCGATGGTGCCCCCGCGGATCTTGCGCTTCGCGGCGACCTTGGCGATCTCGGCGGCTGCCGTGAGGTAGGAGATCTCGCGCTCGCGCAGGAGCGCAGCGAGGGCGGAGGTTGCGCGCGTGAGGCGCCCCGCGGCCGTCGGCTTTGCGTTGCGTGTCATGCCCCCGTGCTACACGAGCAGGAGCAGATCCGTCAAGTATTATTCGCTTGATTTTCTCTGGATCGATCGCGTAGTGGTGAAGCACGCCGCGCCCCGATGCGGCGCAACCACCACGAGGAGCCCACCGCATGCCCGCCAAGCCTCGCACCACTCCCGCCCCCGAGCCCGCCGCCAGCGTCAAGAGGCCGATCCCGCGCCTCGAGTTGACCGCGCCGGGCGTGCTGCTCCTCGCCCAAGCGCCCGACCACCTCGACCGCTCCACGGATTTTGTCGCGCGCCTCGACGGGCACGATCGGCCCGTGTGGAAGGCGATCGAGCACGCGGTCGACGTCGCGCGCCGCGTGGCGCTGCTCGAGCGCGAGGGCGCCGATCGGGACACGACGCACCGCCGGCCCTACTCGCGGCGGGGTGGCCGGTGAGCGGCGCCGGCGCGATCGATCTGCCCGAGGCCCTCGGCTGCGCGATCTGCGGCGCGGCCGGGATGGGATGGGCCGCCTACCTCGAGCACGTCGCGGCGCATGGGATGCCGGGGCAGGAGGCGCCGGCCGCCTGGCAAGCCATGCGGCGCACGTTCGTAGGCGCTTCCGAGGTGCCCGCGGTGCTCGGGTGCAACCCGTGGGATTCCGCGCTCGACGTGTGGGCGTCTAAGGTGCTCGGGGTCAGCAAGCGGAAGGCCCACCTCGAGAACCGCGAGACGGCCACGCTCGGGCATCTTATGGAGCCCGTGCTGCTCGCCGACTACGCGCGCCGCCACGGCGTCGAGGTGCGGCCGTCGCCGACCCTGCGGCACGCCGCCGAGCCGTGGTGCGGCGCCACCCCCGACGGCGTGGCCTCGTCGGGCGAGCTGCTGCAGGTCAAGCTCGTCGGCGCGCGCATGCTGCACCACTGGCAAGGCCCGGGCGGGCGCGGCGATTGGGTGGTGCCGCAGTACGTGCTCGTGCAAGTGCAATGGGAAATGTTCGTCGCCGGGGCGTCGCGCGCCGTGGTGATCGCCGGGCTCGGCGGGACGGACCGCGAGGATCTGCCGGTCGGGCGCGACGAGGAGATCATCGAAGGCGCGCGCGAGCTCGTGCGCCTGTTCTGGCACTCCTACGTGCTGCCCCGGGTGGTGCCCGAGATCTTCGATTCTCCCGACGATGACACGCTCCGCGCGCTCTACCCCCGCAACCTCGGGCGCATGGAGCGCGCCCCCGACGAGGTGGTCGAGCTCGCGCACCGCTACGCCGAGGCGCGGGAGGCCGCGAGCAACGCGGAAGAGGTGAAGGAGCGAGTCGCCGCGCAGCTCAAGGCCGCGATCGGGGCGCTCGACGGTTACGAGCTTCCGCACGGCGGCCGCGTGACGTGGAAGGCGGCGAAGGCGAGCCCCTCGTGGAAGGGGATCGCCGAGCACCTCGCCGAGCAACTCGGGCTCGGTCCGGCGGCGCTCGCGTCGCTGGTAGAGCAGCACACCGCCGGGCATGGTTCGCGCCGCCTGCACGTCGCCGTGAAGTAGGCGCACCACCACCACCGACAGGAGAGAGCGACATGAGCGACCAGCGAAACAACGGGGGCGGCGCCCTCGTGCCCGCACCGCGAGGCGGGCAGATCACCACGCGCAGCGAGGCCGGCGACCTCGAGGCCCTGCCGATCGTCGAGACGGCTACCGCGCAGCTCGCCGCCGCCGAGGAGGCGCGCGTCAAGGCCCGTGCCCTCGTGGCGATCAATAGGCCCCGCGACATGCTCACCGTGCGCGCCCGGCTGCTCGCCGAGTGCGCCCGGCCGGGGTTCGCCGCCGTTGCGCGCTACTCCCTGCCCCGCGGCGGCAAGTCGATCCAGGGCCCGACGATCCGCTTCGCCGAGGCGGCCGCGCGGGTCATGGGCAACCTCGAGGTGTCCGCGGCCGTGATCTACGACGACACGGCGAAGCGGTTGATCCGCGTCACCGTCACGGACCTCGAGAGCAACCACAGCGAGAGCGCCGACGTCACCGTCGAGAAGGTCATGGAGCGCCGCCAGATCAAGCCCGGCGAGACGGCGATCGGGCGCCGGATCAACTCGCAGGGCGAGCCCGTCTACATCGTCGCCGTGCCCGAGAGCGAAATGCCGGTGCGACAGGGCGCCGCCGTCGCGAAGGTGCGGAGGAACCTGATCCTCGCCCACCTGCCCGGCGACATTCTCGAGGAAGCCCAGGATGCCGCCAAGGCGACGGCGGCGCGGGCCGACGCCGCCGATCCCGCCGCGGCGATCAAGCGCCTGGCCGACGCCTTCGCCGGCCTCGGCGTGCTCCCCGACCAGCTCCGCGCCTACCTCGGGTGCGACCTCGGGGCGGCGTCGCCGTCGCAGATCGAGGAGCTGCGCGGGATCTTCGCGGCGATCCGCGAGGGCGCGGCGACGTGGCGCGACGTGGCGCAGGCGGCCGCGGGCGGCGACGCCGAGGCCGACAAGCTCAAGGCGAAGATCGCCGAGGAGCGCAAGCGGGCCCGCGGCGCCAAGCCCGACGCCGCCAAGCCGGCCGCGAGCGCCGCCGCCGCCACGAGCAGCGGGAAGCCCGCCAGCGCGGCGAAGGAGGCGCAGCCGGCCGCGAGCGCCTCCGCCGCGGGGCCGCAGCCCTGCGCGCGCTGCAAGGGGACCGACGACGGGGTGGCGTGGAACGGCGATGCGTGGGCCCACCCCGCCGACGATGCGCGGTGCCAGATCGCCCCCCCGCACGATCCCGCGACGGGCGAGGTGCTCCCGGCCGCCGAGCCCCGCGAGCCCGGCGCCGAGGGGTAGGCGGCGGGGCAGGTGCGCGCCCATGCGCAGGCGGCGAGATCGACCGCCGCGCATGGGCGCCACCGACGGGGAAGAAAAAATAGTTGCGATTTATTCTTGCGCGCGCGGAGCGTATCGCTTAGATTCTTTTCATGCCCGCCACGAACCGCACCGCCAGCCGCTACCCCGCCCGCCCCATCGCCTACACGCACGGCAAGTGCACCCCCTGCCGTGCCTACTATCAGTGGGAGGGGAAGCCCCTCCTGCGCGATGCGCGTTGCCCCCGCTGCTCGCAGCCGCTCGAGCGCACGTGCAAGGGCCACCTGCCGGGGGTGATCTTTGAGCGCGTCTCGGGCGAGTCCGTCGCGGCGTCGGTGAGCGTGAGCGCGATCCGCCGCGTCAACCACGGCGACGTGCGGTGTACGCCGTGCGGCGAGCGCGCCGAGCGCATCGGCTTTGCGGTCGAGTCTACGCGGGTTCCCGTCGGCACCGTCTGCGCCGGCTGCGGCAACGTGATCGGCTAGCCCGCCTTCCCCTTCCCCGCACCACGAGGAGCCCGCCACCATGATCAAGCGCCCCACCGACGAGCAGATCCAAGCCCTTTCCGCCGAGGCCGCCTCTCACGCCGCCGAGGTGCGCTAGTGGCCGCCGGGAGCAAGCTCGACGCCGCCGTGCGCAGGATCTCGGTGTTCGCCTCGTGGGAGGATCTCTCTTCGTCGATCCGTCGCGGGTACACCCCGACGATCCGCGTCGACGCCGCGGCCTGCCCGACCCCGGCCGACGTCCGCGCCGCCGAGATCGTGCGCCGCGCCTGCGTCTACTTCGGGCACGCCTACTTCGACGGTGCGCGGATGGTGCGTCAGTGATCGCCGCCGGGAGCGCGTCGGAGCCGCGGCTGCGCGACGCCGATCCGGCCGCGGTGCGGATCGCCCGGGCCCGCCTGCGCGAAATGAGCGAGGCGATCGGCGAGGCGATCCGGGTGCGGTGCCGCCTCGAGCAGCGCTCGCCGGTGGGCACCCTGAATGCCGCCGCCGGCCTCGTGCTTGCCGCCGATCTGCGCGAGCGTGGGCACACCGCGCACGAGGCGCTGCAGTCGGCCGCGCAGGCGATCGCCGAGGAGTTGATTCCGTGAAGGCCCCTGCTCGCGTCTACCTCGGGCCTCGCGTGTCGGTGCCCTGCTCGTCGCTGGTCGAGGCGTCGACCATCTGCCGCGCCTACATCGTCGAGGAAGGGATCGGCTCCTCGAGGTGGCGCGGCGGCGCCGTGGTCGACGCCGACGGCGCCCACGTCGGCCGGATCTCCTACAACGGGCGCGCGTGGTCCCCCGACGATCGCCCCGATCGCACCGTCGACGAGGCGCTCGGGTGGCGCTCCCCGGTCGACCGCGCCGGCCTGCAGTAGCTCGCACACCCGCCACCACGTCACCAAGGAGGATCTAGCCCATGCCCCGCAAGCCCAAGCCCAAGGCCCCGCCGACCTCGCCCGCGAAGCTCGAGACGCTGCTCGTGCGCCTCCCTCACGATGATCGCGCGTGGCTCGTCGATCTGTCTGCGCGCGTCGGCCTCGATGTGTCCGTCGTCGCGCGGATCGCCGTCGCCGACCTGCGCCGCTCGGGGTGGAGCCCGGCCGCCGCGATGCACCGCCAGCTCGGCGGCAAGTAGCCGCCCCGTCCCCGCCCCGCTCCGCACCACCACCACCACCACCACGAGGAGCCCGCCCACCATGAGCAACCCCGACAAGCCCACCACCACCCCGCCCGAGCCGCTGCGCGTGATCGGCCTGCGCGTGAGCAACTACAAGCGCCTGGTCGCGCTCGACCTGCAGCCCGACGGCCGGGCCGTCGTGCTCGGCGGCCGCAACGCGAGCGGCAAGTCCTCCACGCTCGACGCGATCGCCGATGCGCTCGGGGGTAAGCGCCGCGGCGCCGGGACGGAGGTTCCCCTCCGGTCGGGCGCCGTCCGCGGCGAGGTGCGCGTCGACCTCGGCGCCGCGATCGTCACCCGCCGCTGGTCGCCGACCTCCGACGCGCTCACCGTCGAGGCCCCGCCGGGCTCGCCGATCAAGTCGCCGCAGGCGTGGCTCGATCGGGTGCTCGGCGATCTCGCGTTCGATCCGCTCGCCTTCGCGCGACAGGATGCGCGCGCGCAAGCCGAGACGCTGCGCCGCCTCTCGGGCCTCGACACGCGCGAGATCGACGAGCGCCGCGCCAAGATCTACGCCGAGCGCACCGCGGCGAACGCCGAGGTGAAGCGCGCCCGGCTCGCCCGCGAGCAGGTGGTGGTCGGCGCGCCGCCGCCGGCCGCCCCGCCGCGCCCCGTGCTCGGGGAGCTGCTCGCCCGCCGCGACGGCCACCGCGCCACCATCGCCGCCAACAAGGCCGCCCGCGCCTCGGCGCAGGAGATCGCCGACGCGCTCGACGAGGTGATCGCCCGCCGGGCCGGGATGCACGAGGAGCGCGCCAGCCTCGCCCGGGACCACGAGGCGCTCGATCGGCTCCCCGCGTGCTTCGCCACCATCGCCGCCGACGCCGAGCGCTGGCGGATCACCGCGGCCGCCCACTTCGGCAAGCTCGCCGACGCGATCCGGTCGGCGGAGCTCGCCGCCAAGGGCGCCAGCGAGACGGCCTCCGTGGAGCTCGCGCGCGCCGTGGGCCACCTCGAGGAGCTGCGCCAGGGCGAGCTCGCGCTCGACAAGGAGATCCGCACGCTCGAGGCGAAGCGCGCGGCGTCGCTGCAGGAGATCGCCCACCTGGTCGACCCCACCGACGAGGAGATCGCCGACGCGGAGCGGGCGCTGCGCGAGGCCGACGCCGCCACCGCGGCCCACGAGGAGGGGCGCCGCAAGCTCGACGTCTACAACGCGGCGGTGCGGCTGCAGCGCGAGCGCGTGGCGGAGCTGCAGGCGGCGGAGGGGCGCGCCGACCAGCTCGACGCCGAGATCAAGGCGCTCGACGAGCAGCGGCTCGCCGCCATCGCCGCGGCCCGGATGCCGATCGAGGGCCTCGCGCTCGACGGGGACGCGGTGCTCTACCGCGGGGTGCCCTTCGCGCAGGCGTCGCAGGCGGAGCAGGTGCGCGTCGGCGTGGCGATCGGCGCGGCCCTCAACCCGACGCTGCGGGTGGTGCTCGTGCGCGAGGGCGCCTTCCTCGACGATGAGAGCCTGCGCGCGGTGATCGCGGCCGCCGAGTCGCACGGACTGCAGCCCTGGATCGAGGTGGTCGGCGACCGCGAGGGCGTGGGCGTGATCATCGACGACGGCCGCGTGCTCGCCGACCGTCTCCACGGTGAGGTGGCGCCGTGAGCGTCCGGTTGACGGCGGAGCAGTACTTGCGCGATCGGGGGTGGACCAAGGGACCGGGTGCTTCCGTGTGGTGCGACCCCATCCATGCGAGCGCCCCCTCGGATGGCACCGGAACGGTTGCGCCGTGCGTCGCGGAGCTCGACGCCATTACGATCCAGCTTTCCCGCGACGCCGCCGAGGAGCGCCGGTGCATCGCGGATGCGGTCAGCAACTCCGCCAGCCGCGCGAGCCGGGATGCTCCCCCCGAGCTTGCGGCGCAGCGCGTGCGGAACGCCGCGGTGCTCGCGTCGATGGTGTGGCGCGAGATCTTCGCCGTCGAGATCGTCGACGGGGAGCAGCCCGAGACGTCGGGCGAGGTGGCGCCGTGATCGGGCGTCTATTCGGGCGCCACCTGCGCGAGCGCCTCGACGCCGCCCTGGCCACGCTGCGGGACGTCGAGGGGCAGGCGGCGGCGCTGCGCCGGCGGGTCGAGGTGCTGCGGCGGCACAACTCCGACCTCGCCGAGCGCGCCGGCCTGGCAACCTCGGCGCAGGCCCGCGCCGATCGCATGGAGCACGTCGCGCGGGCCCTCTACGACGCGGCGAAGGAGGCCGACCACGGGTGCGGCCGGGACCTCGGGCGCGCCTGCCGCCTCTGCGGTGCGCTGCGGATCGCGGGTGGGCACCTCGGGGCCCGCGTCGAGGCCGGGCACTACCTCGGGGCGGGGCACGCTCCCGGGCCCGAGGAGCCCACCGTCACCGTGCGCCGCATGATCGAATACCGCGGCCCGCGCTCGCGCGTCGAGGAGGTGCTCGCCAAGTCGCTTCCCATCGGGCCGACCACGTGGCGGCCCCTGCGCGTGACGGTGGCGCCGCTCGACTGAAACGGCGAGGCCCCCGCCGGTGCGCTGGCGGGGGCCTCGTGTACGACGCTGCGCGGAGCTACTGCGCGGCGGGCACCGGCGGGCACAGCGAGCCGAGGGCGATCCCCTCGACGCCGCCGCCGGTGTTCACCGCCACCGCGACGGGGTAGTCGTCGCCGTTGGGCGCGCCGCCCGGGAGGCTGTAGAAGTAGAGCCCCTCGGGGTTCGGGGTCCCGTCGGGGAGCACCGGCACGTGGCCGTCGGGGCGCGAGATCGCGACGGGCTCCAGCGAGCCGAGCGCCTGCTTGACGCCGCGCGCCGCCGCCGCCGCGAAGCTCTCGGTCGCGGGGCTCGTGGAGCCGTTGTTGTTGCTGCCGTTGCCGCCGCCGTTGCCGTCGTCGGGCGCGTCGACCTCCAGGTCGAGCGACTCGGGCGGCGGGACGGCGGAGAGCGCGAGGGCGATGGCGGAGAAGTTGCGGATCGTGATCATCTTGAACATGAGGGGCCTCCGTGTGCTCCGACGGTACTACACCCCCCATGCCTGTTGAAAGTGCATCGGGTCGGGGGTCGGGAAGCGGCCGCCCCAATACCACCCGCACGCCTCGGCGTCGTCGAGGTAGGCGGCCGGAATGTCCGTCACCATCGGCGCGCGCATCGGGTTCCGGTCGGGGTTGAGATCGAAGGCGATCCCGTAGGAGTGCAGCGAGAGCAGATCGGGCCGGCCGCGCTTCGCCCTCGGCGCGAAGAACCCGACGCTGCGGATCACGTAGCCCGAGCCCGGGCGATCGGCCTCGGCGGCGATCCTGCGCGCCTCCCATCGCGAGAACAGATCCACCGCCCGATCGATCACGTCGCGGTTGAGGTAGACGGCGCGGGCATAGCCGGGGAGCTGCGCGCGCCCCATGAACCGCGCTTCCCACCCCCTCGGGGTGACGATCGCGCCGCTCTGCACCTGCAGGCGCCCGTAGCGCTCGACCAGCGCCGCGCGCCCGTGGAACAGCGGAGCGAGGCATGCGTCGGCGGGAGGTGGCGCCGCCTGCGCCGCGGCATCGTCGAGGGCCTCGACCTCGGCGCCCGCCTGGTCGGTGGTGGGGTCCGCGCTCGTGGCGGGGTCGATCTGGTCGGGCATGTTGCACGCTCCTCGCGTGGTAGGCTGGCCGCGTTGCCACCCCCTGTTAGGGCGGGCCTCGCGGGGGGATGGTGAAGGCCCCGGGCGTCGTCGCTTGGGCGGCGGCGGCGCCCGGGGTGCTAGGTCGCCTTGTCGCGGGCCGCGGCCTCGGCGATCGCGGCGGCGTCGTCGGCCTCGACCTGCGCGCGCAGGCTCGACAGGTCGGCGATCATCTCGTCGACCGCGGCGTAGGCGGTGGCGCGCGCCGCCTCGAGATCACGCTTCCGGCCCGTCACGTAGTCGATCGCCATCGGCGCGAGCTTCGTCCCGAGATCGGCGAGCAGCGAGAGCACCGCGGCGGCCGTCACCGCACACCCCCATCCGCCAGCGCGCCGCCATCGGGCGCGGGCGCCTCGATCGCGCGGAGCTGCTCGATCGCGCGCTCGACGTCGGCCACCATCGCCGCGATGCGCGAGGCGAGCGAGAGCGTCACGGCGCGGTCGGCGTCGGCCTGCTTTCCGATGCGCGCGGCGTCCCCGAGGCTCGGCGCGAGCACGTCGATCCGCGCGAGCACCGGATCGCGGTGCGACTCGTAGGGCGCCAGCGCGGCCCGGCGGCACACGTCGGGGCTCGGCGCCGCCTTGCACTCGGGGTGCGCCGCGAGGATCTCCCGCTTGTGGGCGGCGTCGTAGGCGCGGAAGCCGGCGATCGCCTCGTCGCCGGCGGCCGCGGCCGCGTGGAGCGTGTCGTAGGCGCCAGCGCAGCCGCTCGCCGCGCAGCCGAGGGCGAGGAGCAGCACGAGCGCGGGGCCCGTGCTCGCCGCCGCCGGGCGGAGCTTGTTGATCGCCGTGCCGAAGATCTGGTCGAGGTACACCGCGCCCGGCGAGCCGCCGGCGACGATCACCGCCTCGATCCAGCTCCCGCCGTTGGCGTAGCGCTCGAGCAGCGCCACCACCACGCCGCCGAGCGCCGTTGCGAGCGGGATCCACGCCTTCGCCTCGGGCCGCAGGCGCACGATCCAGTCGAGCAGGTGGATCGCGAGCTTCACAAGCAGCGCGAGCAGCCCGGCGAGCTTCACCGCGCGGAGCACCTTGTCCCCGGCGGCGTTCGCCGCCTTGATCGCCGCCACGTCGCGCTGGATCTCCCCGGCGGCCGCCAGCGCATCGCCGAGGCCGCCCGCGGGCGCGGAGGTGGGGAGCGCCACGGGCGGTAGCACCGGCGGCGTTGCGGTCGAGCCGGAGAGCGCCACGGGGGCGGGCATGGGCTCGAGCGTCACCCCCGCGTCGGGGGGCGAGTCGGCGAAGGCGCGCGCGGTGGCGAGCGAGACGCCGACGAGCAGGAAGAGGGGCAGGAGCAGCGAGAGCGCGGATCGGTAGAGCATCGGAGGGCCTCCCTGTAGGGGTCCCGACGATGCTACCGCGCGGGGGCGCTCACCGTCACGATCTGCCGCCGGTGCTCGTGGTCGATGCGGCTTGCGAGCGCGATCGCGCCGACGAGCGCGAGGTAGAACAAGGGGTAGGCGACGAGCGCGATCACCCCGTAGCCCGCGCCGCGCTTCACCGCCTCGATCGTGTCGGTGCTCATGTTCGCTTGCTCCTCGTGCCCGGGTCGGCCTGCGCCTGCGCCCGGATCACCTCGACGGAGGTTGCCACCTGCGCCAGTCGCCCGTCGATGGTCGCGACGGTGCGCGATAGGTTGTCGAGGCCCGTTGCGTGCGACGAGCTCGCCGCGGCCGCGGTGTGCAGCGCGGAGATCTGATCATTGATCCGCAGGTGCGTCCGCTCGCCCTGCCTCTCGATCGCGCGCACGCTATCGCGCAAGTCTCCGAGCGTCTCGAGGAGCTTGATCGTGTCGACGCCGCCGGCCGGCGCCGGGGCCGCGTGCTGCGTGGCGGTGGCCGCGGCCTGCTCCTCGAGGCGCACCGCGCGCCGCTCCTCGCGGCGAGCTGCGGCCCGATCGTCGAGGTAGCGCAGGAGCACCACGGCGCCGGCGAGCATCCCCGACACGATCGCCACTACTTGCGCGGCGCCGGGTGGGAGCGACGGCGCGATCTCGGGGGAGGCGACAGCCTCGAGGAGCACGGCGGCGAGCGCGGGCGGCATGATCTGCCGGTCAGCGTGCCACAAGCCCCCGGATGCGGCGCAGGAGATCCGGCCGCGAAAAGCCGGCGGCCGCGGATTCCAGGGCGGGCAGGCGCTCGCCGCGCGTGCCGCACCACCACCCGCGCCCGCGTGAGTACTCTGCCGTGCGCGCGTCGGGGAAACCCGCATCGCGCAGCAGGGCCTCGTAGGCGGTGCAGGTGGGCGCCCACCAATTCCAGCCGGGCACCGCGGCGCCGAGGTAGCGCGCCGAGCAGGGCCCCGGCGGATCCGCGATCGACTCGATCGCCACCGCTCCGCCTGGTCGCAGCATCGACCAGAGGATCACCGCGGCGAGGGGTAGATCGGTGAGGTGGTAGAGCACGCCGGGCACGTACACGAGATCGAACGCCTGCCACCATTCATCTTCGGTCGGGTCGATCTCGTAGAGCGAGCACGTGCGCACCTCGCCGGGCACCTGCCACGCGCGGAGCTGCGTGCGCGCCATCGCGGCGAAGTCGGGCACCTCTTCCACGCACACGACGCGCCGGGCCCCGAGAGCGTGGAGCAGTAGCGCCTCCGTGCCATCCCACGCGCCCACGAGGGCGCACGCCTTGCCCGCGACGTGCTCGTGGCGCAGCCCCGCGGGAGCGCCGAACAGCCGCGCCGCGTTGCTCGCAAACCGATCATCCATCGCGCCGTGCAAGTAGGCGCCCGGGCCGATCCGGCGGTCCGCTCCCCACACGGGATGATCAAGGAAGGTCCCCACGTTGGCGCGGTAGACGGCCGCCCATCTGTCGTAGGCCGCGCGCGAGGCGAACGGCTCGACGGCGGCGAGGAAGTCGGCGGCGGTCATGCCGCGCAGGGTGCCGAGGTTGTAACGCTCCTCGACGAGGGCGGCGTAGCGCTCGGCGCCGGGGTGGTCGGCGCCGATCATGCGGGGTTTGGGGCGGGTCATGCGGGCATCCCTCGACGTGCGCGCCAGTCTCGCACGATCGCGAGCAGCTCCTCCACCACCCGCGCCCACGTGAAGCGCTCCGCCGCCAGCGCGGAGGCCGCACGCCGCAGGCGCAGGCGCTCGGGCGCCATCGCCGGGCCGCTCCACTTGCGCACCACCTCGACCAGCTCGGCGGGCGCTTCCCACCCGATGCAGTTGTCCCCCTCGACGAGCCCGAGGCCCTGCATATCGGGGAAGCGCCGCACCGCCACCACCGCGCCCGCGTGCATCGCGCGCTTGAGCCGGTCGGAGGTGTAGCGCTCGAGATCGTGAAAAAGGCTCGTGGAGATCGTGACCTTGGCGCGGTGCATGATGCGCGCGGCGTCGGCCTGCGCGGCGAAGGGCCGCACGAGCGGCTCGAGCGGCGAGCCGCGCCAGCCCGAGCCGTAGATCGTGAGCGAGCGCGGCAACGCACGCGCGAGGTGCCCGAGCACCTGCTCCCGGTCGCCGCCGAGGTGCCGATGGTGGCCGCCAAGGAACACGGCGCCGAGCTCCTCGGGGTCGCTCCCGTCGGCGGGCGGGTTCAAGTCGGGATCGATGCCGCAGCCGAGATAGCCGCACGCCGCGGCGACGCGCTCGTCGACCGCGAGCTTGCGCGCATAGGTGATCGAGTCGGCGAGGAGAAGATCGAAGCCGGCGCCGGCCTCGGCGAGCCACCGCTCGACGGGAGCGGCGCCCCCGGTCCGCACGTCGCCGGTCCACAGCGCGAGGCAACATCCCGGCGGGAGCGCCGCGCGAAGCGAGCGCGTCATCTCGGGGGACCACGCCGAGGATTGGATCTGCGCCCACACGAGATCCGGCCGGTGCGCGCGAGCAGTCGCGGCGATCTCGCGCGGGTCGCGGTTGTACCAAGGGATCTCGACGGTGGGCCCGATCCGCGCCAGCTCCCGCCGCAACCCGTCTTGCGGCTCGCCGTCGTAGCGCAGCGACAGGTGCAGGAGCCGCAACGGGGAACCCGCGGCGAGCGGCGAGCGGCGCGGGGGCATGCCCGGGCGCGGCACGTAGAGCCGGGGCCACTCCGTCGCCGTGGGGGGCGCCGCCTTGCTGGTCGACAGGGGCACGAACAGCGCGCGCCATTTGGGCCAATGGTCGGCCGCGATCGCCGCTTTGTTGCGAGCGCGCAGCGCATCCTCGTGGAGCAGGTCGCGGCACTCGACCCCATCGACCGAATCGAGGCGCAGCCCGAGGTGGTGGCACAGCACGCCGAGGGCGGAGTCGCCGCCATAGGTGCGATCGGAGCGGTGCGCCTGGTCGCCCCAGAACCCCCCGAGCCGCTCGACCACCGCCTCGAGGGCCTCCCGGCGGATCGTGATCTGGTTTGGGTGCAGCTCGCCCGCGAGGTGCTCGTGGCGCATCCCGAGCCCGTCGCCGCGGTCGAACCTCCACACGACGCCGGCGACGTCGCGGCGCTCCTCGAGGTGGCGCAGCGAGCGCGCGAGCGCGTCGCCGAGGATCACGACGTCGTCGTTGATCTGGCACACGTAGCGCCCGACGGTTGCGAGGTACCCACGGTTGAAGGCGTCGATCGCCCCCGTCATGCCCCCGAGCACCGGCACCACGTCTGCCTGCTCGCGCATCCACGGGAGCGCCGGATCCTCGGCGTCGCCGTAGGCGATCACGATCTCGTGCGAGAACCGCGAGCCGGCGAGCGAGGAGCGGATCGCCTCGACGCACCCGCGCAGGAGCTCGGGGCGCCGCACGGTGCCGAGTAGCACCGACACGTCGACCACCGCGGGCCCGGTGGCGGCGGCGGCGACCGTGGGAGGCGCGGCCGGTGCGGGCGGAGCGCTCGACCGCACCGCGGCCGGCCGATCGGCCTCGAGGTTGAGCGAGATCGAGGAGCAGCCGGTGCGCGCGTCGCGCGGGTGCGTCGCGAAGTCGGCGAGCGCGTCGATCTCGGGGTACTGCCCCGGGCGCCACGCGCGCACGTTCACGAGCCCGGCCTCGAGGAGCAGGCGCTCGAGGCGCTCCCGCCAGAACGCTTGACGGTGCCGGTCGGGATCCGCCGTCCGCGCCGAGTAGTCGCCGCCGAAAAGCACCGACAGGGCCGACGCCTCGCCGCCGTACGCGTGCCCGTTGATGCAGTTGTCGACCACGAGCCGCAGGTCGGGGACGGAGATCCGCAGCGTGCCCCCCGGCTCGAGCGCCGCCGCGAGGTGGGCGAGGATCGCGGGCGTTTCCTCGGCGTGCACGTGCTCGAGCACGTGGGAGGCGTAGATCGCCCGGAAGGTGTCCGCGGGCAGGTTGGGCCGCCGCAGATCGATCACCACGTCGCCGCGGCCTGCCACCGCGTCGGAGTTGATCCAGCCGGGGATCCGCTTGCCGCCGCACCCCAGGTGCAGCCGCGATCCCGGCGAGGCCGCCGCGATGCTCGAGGGCGCCGGCGGCGCCGAGGGGGCCGGGCGCATGCGGCCGGCGGTGGCATGACGCGCAGGATCCACCGCCCGGGCCGGCGCCGGCGCGGCTGCAGGAGCTCCCGCCGCGAGCTGCTCGATCGCCTCGGCGACCGTCTCGCGGTAGGGCCGCAGCCGCAGCGGGCGCGCGGGCGAGCGCAGCGCGAGAACGATCGCGTCGGCCCATTGCGCGATCGGCGCCGTCTGCGCGAGGAAGATCGCCCCCGTCCCCTCGCCGAGCGCGTGCCGCGGGCCGGGCAGGTTGGAGCACACGACGCGCGCACCACGAGCCGCGGCCTCGGCGACGGTGAGCCCGTATGTTTCGGCGACGGTGGGAGAGATCACCGCGGCCGCGCGGTCGAGGTAGGCGCTCGGGATCTGCACCCCCTCGAGGATCTCGACGTTGGGGAGCCCGCGCCAGTCGGCCACCTCGGCGACCGTGGCGCGGCCGGCGAGCACGAGGAAGCGCACCGCGGGCAGGAGCCGCGCCACCGCGAGCGCCACGTGCCCGCCCTTCACCCGGGCGGCGCTTGGCACGAGCACCACCCCATCGGGAGCCGGCGGTGGCGCCTCCTGCGCGCTTGCCGCCTGGTCGAGCGCCCACGTCGAGGGCGGGAGCACCACCACGCGATCCCATTCGCGGGCGTCGGCCTCGCCCGGGGTCGGGAGCGCAAGCCTGCAGCCGTAGCCCGACGGGGGCGTCCCGTAGTGGTGCCACAGCGCCACGCGCGAGCGCGCGCCGGCATCGCCTGCGGCGACCGCGAGCTTCCGCCAACTCGCCGCGGTCGAGGAGATCACGAGATCCGCCTGCCAGTCGATCGGCACCGGCGAGCCCGGCCGGGCGTGCCACGAGAGCCCGGGCCGCGCCCACCGCGCCACCTCGCGCTCGCCGTGACAGCGCACCCGATGCCCGAGATCCGCGAGCGTCCACGCAAGGAACGCCGTCGCCTGCGCCATCCCGTCGGGGGCCCCCGACGGCGCGCCCCACGAGCGCGCGAGCAGGTCGACGATCACGGCAGGGCCAGCATGATCCAGGGCCCGAGCGTGAACGTCTCAATCGACGTCGGGCCGGCCGTCGAGTCGCACGCCGCCGCCACCATCGCCGCCGGGAGCGCGCCGGCTTGCTGTACGAGGGTCAGCTGCCCGTCGGCGATCTTCCACAGCATCTTTCCGACGGCGGCGACCTCGCCGGCGACGAGCACCGCCCGCGCGGGCAGGAGGGTCTGCTGCACCATGATCACGCCGCCGCCGTCGTCGACCTGTTGCCCGACGGTGTAGTCGAAAGCGTGGAGCGTCGGCGTCTTGGGGTCGGGCCCGAGCCACCAAGCACCATCGCCGCTCGACTGCCCCACGAGCACGAACGTCGACGAGGGGATCGGGCCGTCGAGCGTCGGGTTCGGCGCGGAGTTGCCGCGCAGCGTGAAGCACAGCTCCCCGCGCCCGAGCGTGCGAGCCGGCGCCGACACCGCGGCCGCAGTAGAAACCACCTCGCCCGGGAGCCATCGGCCGTCGCCCTGGTCGACGAGCACGTGCACGCCGGCGATGGTCGATCCGAGCGTCGCGATCCATCCCCCGAGGTGGACGGCGGGGCTCGGCGCCTTGCGCGTCGCGGGGTCGTAGAAGAAAGCGAAGTAGTCGGGCCCGGGCGAGCCTCCGCCCGATCCGAAGCGCTCGGCATGGATCCAGCCGTCCCCGACGGCGGCGCGGATCAAGTCGGAGGCGCGAGGGTTGAGCAGCACGCAAGCCGTTGACGAGGAGAGTCCGCCCAAGTCGAACGCCCCCCCGATGACGCGATAGCTCATGCGTCGACGCCTAGATCACGACAACGAACGGGGGAACCGTCGCGCCGGCGCCCGCCTTGATGATCTCGAGCGTGAGCACGTCGCCGGCGATCAAGTCGATCGAGTCTTCGACGTCCTTGTTCGCAAACGCCGTGATCGTCCCCGAGCCGCCCGGGGTGAGAGGGAAGGTGATGATGTCGACGGATGGGCCACCGACGGGATAGCGCTTGAGCCGGATCGCGCAGTTGTTGGTGCCGTCGGGCGTGAACCCGGAATCAAAAACGAATGAAATGGAGTCGAATGACCTCGACTCATTCACGACACCGATCGCGCGCTCGGCGAGCACGCTTCCCGATGCCACCCCTTCGCACCTGTAGTTGAGCCGCGGAGGGGAAAACCCCGCCCCGAGCGCGACGAACCATTCGGAAAAGGAGGTGGGAGATACCCCCGTGAATCCGACCTTGGCGGAAGGGGAGAGCGCAACCCGACCGGTTGCCGAGTCCAGATCGACGAATACACCCCACCCGCGATTTATTCCGGTGTCGAGCTCCTGCACGTAGGCGGTCGATCCGACGGCAAACGCCGTTTCGTCCAGCCCCGGTACCCCATGCCACACAAGCCTCACGGAGCCGCCGACCACGACGATCTCGGGCGCGCCGTGCACGAGGAGCGCCGACGCCTTGCCCGTGGGGACAGCAACGGCGCGGGAGAGGCCCCGCGGCCCGCGCGCCTGGCCCTTCATCGCACTACCCCCCCCGTCGCGACGAGCCCCAGGGCCACGTAGCCGGCGGCGCCGTTCTTCTGGATCGTGTGCGACGCATAGAGCGTGTCGCCGACCCCAAGCGTGAGGTTGAGCGACAGGCGCCCCGAGGCGCGCTTGCCCGAGCCCGGCGCGGCGATCGGGTAGCTCGCGATCGGGATCCGCTCGTCGGCATCGGTGGCCGCGGCGCGCTTGATCCACAGGAGCAGCTCGCCCGCGTCGGTGTTCGTGTCGCCGCCGCCGACCTGTCCCGGGCCGACACAGTAGAAGAGATCCTCGAGGAGCAGGGCCTCGTCGACCGCCTGCGCGATCCAGCCGGTGTAAGTCTCGGGGCTCGACGCGCTCGCGTGCCCCGCGAGCATGAACGAGACGGAGCCGCCAGCGTCGATGTAGTCGGCGCGGTTCTGCGGTTCACGAACGAACATCGGGGTCGACATGCGGGCTTGCTCCTCGTCGGTGGTGGTGATCTAGGTGAAGTTGTAGAACAGCCACAGGCCGCCCGCCGTCGCATCCTCGACGTCTCGCAGCGTCGCCGTCACCACGGAGGGATCGGTCGTGAGCTGCACCGCCTCCACGGCGGCGTACTCGACGAGCACGCGCACGTACTCCTCGACGGTCACGCCGTCGGCGGGCTCGGGCTTGTACGTCGGCGGGTAGCTCGCGACGACGATCAACTCGCCGGCGACGTTGAAGAGGCCCGCCTCGCGGATGGTGAAGCCGCCGACGTCCGACGGGATCCGGCCCTCCACGCGCAGCACGTGCGGCGCGTCGGGCGAGATCGCGGTGTTGTTCACGGCGACGCGCGCGCGCTCGTGCACGAGGGCCGTCATGCTCGGCGAGGGGGTGATCGGGGAGCCGTTGCCGTCACCGACGGCGACGTGGGCAAACACGAGCGGAACCCCGGAATACTGCGCCGCCGCGAGCCGCACGAGCCCAAGGTCGGTGATCCTCGCGTAGTAGGCCGGTGCCGTCATGGGTAGTGCCCGATCTCCGTGAAGTGCGCCACGGTGAGCGCAGGGTACAACAGGACGCGCCCGGAAGAGTCGGCCTCCGCCGCCAGCTCGGAGAGCTGCGCCCGGGTCGGCGTGAAGCGCCGCACGAGCTCGTCGAGCGCGAGGAAGTGCTTCAGCGTGAGCCCGGGGCCGCCCGTCACCACGAGCCGCAGGCGGTACGTGAACGGCGCCGCCGACTCCTCCCACCACTCGACGATCTTCCCCTCGACCTCGAGGAGCTCGACCGCGTGGCGGAGGGCGTAGAGCGTCCCCGAGCGCTTCCGCCACGCCATGCAGCCGCGCAGGATCGCCCGCTTGCCGTCGATGCTCGCGAGATCCCATAGCTGCAACTCCTGCAGCCCGAGGCCCCGCGCCACCTCGTCGAGCACCGGCTCGGCGGCATCGTCGAGCGCCGGCCACACCACCGCCTGCCATAGCGCGGCAGCGACGGCGCGCACCTCGGGATCGAGCGCGAGCGAGATCGCCCGCACCTCGGCGTCGTCGGCGATCGACTCGGGGAGCAGGTCGAGCAGCGAGACGCCGCCGATCTCAATCATCCTCGACCCCGGCGAACGCGATCGACACGTAGCGGATGCGGGCGCATTCGTCGCGCTTGAGCGCGGCGAAGGCCGGCGATGCGATCGTGGTCCTCTTGGCGCCAGCGTCGACCAGCGCGGCGCGCAGGCGGTCGGGGTTGACGTCGCGCCCGATCGCCGACTGCTGCCACAGTTGGAACGCCTCGAAGGCGGCGACGACGGCCGCCTGGATCGCGGTCGACTGCCGCGAGCGGCTGCGCGCGATCCAGTACGTGACGTCGAGATCCACGTCGACGAACCGGGGCGCCGAGATCGTCACGTAGTCGGTCAGCGGCCGCACCGTCTCGGCGGAGCACGCCGCGAGCACCGCCGCGAGCAGGCCCGACGAGGGATCGGGGATCACCGACACGAGCGCCCCGGAAGCGTCGCGCGTGCCCTCGATCGCCTTGATCTGCACCTCGCCCGAGCCCGGCGCGCTCCCGGCCATCTCGGCGGCGTCGGCCTGTGCGAGCGCCACGGCGTCGGCCACGTTGGCGGAGGCCGCCAGCGCGATCGCCTGGTAGGCGGCCCGCGGTCCCGCGATCGCGGTCGACTCGGGCGCGAGGCGCAGCCGCGCGCGCAGCTCCTCGAGCGTCTCGACCTCGCGCCCCGAGATCGTCTCGGTCGTATTGGCGGCGCTCGCGATGCCGGGCACGCGGTCACGGTCGACGATGATCGCGATCTGCCCGATCGCGACGCCGTTGCTCGCCGAGCCGCTCGCGGTGCAGGTGGCGGGCGTGTCGAGGTAGTCGGCGCCCGAGTCGCTCACCGTGTCGGCGTCGACCGCCCACGAGCTCGTGCCATCGCTAACGCGCACGCCGCCGGGGATCGAGATCACGCCGCCGACGCTGGCGGGCACCCATCGGATCGTCGTCTTGCTCGGGCCGGCAGGGATGCGCTCGAGGCCCCACAGGGCCGCCAGCGCTTCGATCCACTCCTCGCCCACGTAGTCGACGAGGTTCTGCTTCCCCGCGTAGTCGACGAGGCCGCGCAGTTGCGACACGATCGCGAGCAGGGCCTGCAGGTGAAGCCGCCTCGGGTCGGCGGGCGCGAGCCGCACCCCATCCGGCTTGCTAGCGGTGATCGTGGCGACGCGATACGCCTCGAGCGCGTCGGCGACGATCTGCCGGGGATCCTTGACGGCGAAGCTCGGGTCGCTCATGGGGGGCCGATCTCCACGGTAGCCGAAAGCACGCCGTCTGCGGTTGCCGAGAGGGTCACGCGCGGCACGTCGACGCGGGGCTCGTAGGTTCGCACCGCCGAGATCACCGCGGCCTGCAGTTGCGCGCCGGCGATGCTCTGCGGCTCGTCGAGGAGATCCTGCGGCGTGCCGAGGCCCCGCGCGAAGGGGACGGAGCCCGGCGCCGTCTTGAGCAGCGCGCGCACGCATTGCGCCACCTCTTCGCCCGGCGAGGGGTTCCAGTTGATCCAGGTCGCCACGGGGCTAGTTATACTCCCCGAGGGTGAGCTCCACTATCGCGACGAGGAGCACGCCGCGCGTGTCGACGCGCTGCCATTGCTCGGCGAGCTGGTCGACCGTGTAGTCGCCGACCAGATCCCCGCCGACGGAGAGCTGCAGGATCGTTCCCTTGTCGCGGTAGGCGCGCAGCTTGCGGAGCTCGTCGCGCGGCACGACCCCGCGCTGCAGGTCGAGGCGGATCGTCAGCGTGATCGAGTCGAGGCCGGGGCCGATGCGCTCGCGCTTGGGCTTGGCCTGCCACACCTCGAGCACCGCCCACCGCCCGGCGCCCTCTCGGCGCGCCTCCGCCCACGTGCGCAGGCGATCGCTCGACGCCTCAAAGACGATCTGAGCGTTGCGATCGGTCGAGCCCTTGGGGGCGAGCACGGCGAGGCTCACGACGCCTTGACCTTTCCGGCCGCGACGTCGCCCACGTCGGGAAGGGGCGAGGCCGCGAGCGCGGCCTGCAGCGCGGCCTGCAGCGCCGAGGGCGCCCCGTTGCCCGGCTCGGGGATGGGCGCGCCCTGGATCACGCGCTCGAGCGCCTCGAGGTGATCGTGGAGCCGGTCGGCGTTGTCCTTCACCTTGGGGGCGAGCGCCACCGCGTCGGAGGCGTCGGAGGCGCCGAGGCGCAGATCGTCGCCGGCGATCGAACGCTTCCCCGCCCCCATGCTCCCGGGGGGCTTCGCCTCGTCGGTGTAGAAGGTGCCGAGCACGAACCCGTCGCCGCGGGTCCCCGGCGGGATGGCGCACAACACGGCGGCGCCGACGGGGGGCAGGCTGTAGTCGCCGGGATGGGTCACGAGCACCGGGAGATCGTAGCTCACGCCGCCGTCGATCTCGGCGAACTTCACGCGGGCGCGGTGCGTCTCCTCGACGAGCGAGTCGACCACTCCCCACCGCAGGAGCCCGCCGAAACCGTCGAGGGCGAGGGGGTGCCGGCCCACCGCTAGAACCCCTCGAGCGTGCGGCGCACCTGCAACTCGCACACGTAGCCCGCGCACGGTCGGTGCGTCGCCTTCGTGATCACGAACCGCCCATCGAACCCGCCCGAGTCGACGAGCTCAAAGACCACGCCGGCGACGAGGCCGGGGTCCCCGCGCGTGGTGAGCGTGCCCGAAGTTGCAAAGCGGTTCGCCGCGCGGAGCAGCGCGCGCGCCTTGTCCGCGGCCTCGCCGAGATCATCGCTTCCCAGGTTGATCTCGAGCGTCTGCCCGTTGGGGTCGAGCCCGTCGACCGTCTGCCCGGCGGGCGGGAACTGCGCCCTCTGCGTCTTGCCCGAGCGCGGATCGTAGAATGAGATCACGCACGAGCCGTAGCGGGCGGAGTCGTCGGAGTCGAACTCCCACGCGAGCACCTCGCCGCCGACCAGGGAGATCTTGCCGATGCTCGTCGAGGTGTCGCGATCGTGCTCCTCGAAGATCGCGATCGTTCCTTCCGTCACCTTGAGGCACCGGCCGACCTCGCCGCACAGCTCCTCGAGGAAGTCGAGATCGGAGCGGTCGACCTGCTTCCGGTTGCTGTAGCGGCGCCCCTCGGCGCCGGTCCATTGCAGCGAGAGCCCGGCGCGCTCGGCGACGTCGGCGGCGATCTGGCGGAGGGTTGCGTTGCTCCACGTGCGGGTGCGCTTCCGGCGGCGCAGGCCCGAGGCGAGCGGCGCGGATACGCACGAGAGCGCTACCACGGAGGGCGGCCCGCCGATGCGGATCTTGTCGTGCGCGAAGGTGCCGAGGCGCAGGTCCCGCACCGTCGAGATCCACGGCTCCGCCTGCAGCCGCGCGATCACGGTGTCACCCGTCTGCGGGCGCCAGTCTTTCGACCATCGGTGCTCGCGATCCTCGATCTCGAGCGTGAGATCGTCGGCGGCGCCAGAGAGATTGTCGGCATAGGTGAGCCCGAGCAGGTAGGGCGCCAGATCGCGCGACACGTCGCGGCCCTGCCACGTGACAGAGAGCGACGGCTGCCGCGGCGTGCTCGGGTCGCTCATGCGACGCGCCACGGCGGGAGCGAGTCGGCGCGCGAAGGGGTCGGCAGGTCGGGCACCACGAGCACCGTCCCCGCATCGAACAGCACCACCCGGTTGTGCGCGGGGTTCGCGTCGAGGAGCACGTCGGCGTAGATCTCGGATCCGAGGGTGCGCAACGCGATCGCATCCCAGGTGTCACGGCTGCGCGTCGTGTAGCTGCTAGCCATAGGAGAGCCTCCGACGGTCGCGCTCGCTTTGCGTGAGGAGCCGCTGCACCGCGGCGAGCAGCTCGGGCGAGGCCGCCTTGAGCGCGCGCGTCAGATCCTCCGGCGCCGTCTTGCCGCCGGGCAGGTTCACGGTGAGGTTCAACTCGGGCCGCGTGGAGTCGGACGGCGGCCGCGGCCGCGGGCCCGCCTCGAGCGCGTCGCGCTGGCGGCGCTTGCCTCCCTCCACGCGGGCGTAGTTGTTGAGCCGCTCCGTCTCCTGCTCCTCGTCGGGCGTCGCGGCACCGAACAGCCGATCGAGCGCACCGCCCTTGCCGCCGAGGAGCTCGTCGGTATCGAGCACCTTTCGGATCCCGGTGCCGATCAAGGCCCCGATGCCGCCGGCCGCCGCCACCATGCCGCCCACCACGAGCGCGCCGCCCGAGGCGATCGCGGCGCCGAGGGTCGGAGCGGCGAGGGCCGCCTTGATCGCCACCGCGGAGCCGGCGATCGAAGCGGCGGCGCCGGTGGCCTGCGCGGCGCCCGCGCCTCCCTGCGCCGCCGACGCCGCGGCAAGCGCCCTGCTCGCCGCCTGCGCCTGCCGGATCTGAAAGGCGAGCCGGCCGAAGTTGACGGCGAGGCTCCCCACCGACACGGCGGTAGGCGCCAGCCGCAGCGCCACGAGGGCGCCGCCGAGGTTCTCGACCCCGCCCACGAGCCGCGAGGCGGTCGAGAGCCACCCCGCGAAGCGCTCGCCGGCGCGCTCGACCACGGGGAGCAGCTTGACCAGCGCCGGGATCGCCTTGCCCTCGAGGAAGCCGGCGAAGCGCTCCGCCCACGCGCGGATCTTGTCGCGGTTGTCGGCGACCCATTGCGAGAGCGTGCGGAAGGTGCGCGTCGCTACGGGGAGCAGCGCGCCGCCGAGCGTCGCGGCGACGCCGCCGATCGCGAGCTTCGCGTCCCGCATCGCCTTGTCGGCCTGGTCGGCGGCGGCGACCTGCGCGGGCGTGAGCACCCCGCCGTAGCGGTGCGCCTGCGCCATCATCTGCGCGATCCCGGCGCTGCCCTGCTCGAGCAGCGGGAGCAGCTCCGTTGCCCCCTTGCCAAGCGTGGCGGTCACGAACGCGGCGCGCTCGTCGCGCGTCTTGAGCTTCGCCATTGCGTCGGCGATCCGCTGTAGCTGCTCCTCGGGCTTGAGCTTCGCCAGCGTGCGCGCCGAGAGGCCCGCCGCGGCGAAGGGGTCGACCGTCTGCGCCGAGCCTCCGCCGCCGCCGAGGAATTGCAGGCCCCCGACCTCGCCCGAGAACCCGCCGCCCTTGCGCTTCGCCGCGGCCGCCTTGCCCACGTTGATCGCGAGCTTGCGGAGGCCCGCGTCGAGCGAGCCCACTTCGGCGCCCGACTGCTCGGCGGCATACCGCAATTCCTGCAGCGCCGAGGTGCCCACCCCGAGCTTGTCGGCGGTGTCCCCGATCTCGTCGCCGGTGTGCAGCACGCGCAGCACGAGCGCGCCGACGGCTCCCGTTGCGAGCGTCGCCCCGGCGGCGAGCTTCACCGCGTCGTCGGCCACGGAGCGCACGGAGGCGCCCACGCGGCCGAAGCTGCCCTCAACGGTCGAGTAGGCGCCGGCGCGCTTGCGCACCGCCTCGATCGTCTGCCCGAAGTGACGGGCCCCGACCTCGCCGAGCCGCAACTTGCGATCGGTCGCGAGCACGGCGGCCCCGAGCCGCTGTTCCTCCGCGGCGAGCTGCGCGACGTCGATTCCCGCGCGCTTCACCGCGGCCGCGTTGCGCTCCGTCGCCTTGCGCGCCCGGTCGATCTCGCGCTGCGCCGCCTTGACCTCGAGCACCGCGGCGTGGCGGGCGCGGCGATCCGCCGCCGATGCCTCAACCCCTGCGGCGCCCTCGACGGCCGCAAGGCGGTTCGCCGCCTCGACCGCCGCGTCGTAGCGCCGCTTGGCGCCCTCGACCGCGGCCGCGGTGGCGGCGTGGGCGTCGACCGCCCGCCGGGCTCCTCCGACGCGCTCCTGCTCCTTCCGCAGCGCCGCGGCCTGCTTGCGGAGCTGCGCGAGGCTCCCCGCGGCGCGCAGCGCATCGGCGGGAAGGGTGCCGGTCAACTTGCCGGCGATCTTGATCGCCGTCTCGTAGATCCTGCCCACCGCCTACCCCTCCTGCATCTTGGCCGCGGCGCTCTCCCATTCCGCGAGCTCGTCGAGCCGCAGCGAGAGAAACCACGGGATCGGGGTGTGCGTCACGCTCGCCATGATACAGCACCGCTCACGAATGGAGCCCGCGAGCTCGGCGGCGGTCACTCCGCGTCGAGAAAAAAAGCCTGCACCGCCTGCGCGATCGCGAGCAGGTCGGGCGCCGAGAGGCCGCGGAGCTGCTCGACCGTGAGCCCCGAGCAGCGCGCCGCGATCTCGACGTGGAAGCCCACGTCGAGCGCCACGGAGAGCGAGCCGGCCCCCTGCGCGCTGCCCTGCGATGCCCGGGCGGCGTCCACCACGTCGCCGCCCTTGAGGGCCGCGAGCCGCAGCGTCACCGCGTCGATCGTGCGCTCGGGCCGGTCGAGCACGGCGGGGATCGTCATGGGCGCGGCGAGCTTCACCACGGGCGCGCCGGGGTCGGTGTAGTCGGTGAGCGGGACGGCGCGACGGCGGCGCTCCTCGAGGGCGGGCGGTGCTGCGGTGGGCTCGGGCATGGGCGGTGCTCCGGGTGGTGGTGGCGGGCGCTACGTGGGCCCCGCGCGCCGATCCGTGAGCGCACGCGCGGGGTGTGGATCGGTGCTGCTCGCGGCGCTAGACGCCGCCGAGATCGGTCCGCACCTGGCGGAGATAGTCCGTCGCCCCGACGCGGAAGATCATGTTGAGCTTGTCCAGCTCGACGAGGGGCGCGCCCGCGTTCGTGAGCTTCATCTGCTGGACCTCGACCTCGACGGAGGCGTCCATCATCTTGCCCGGCTCGAGCTTGCCCGGGTCGAGCACCTTGACCAGCCCGCGCAGCTCGAGGCGGTGCGGGTCCGTCACCATCGCGCCGAGGCCGGTGTCCTGCACCTGCACCGACTGCCGGATGTCGAACAGTTGCACCCCGCCGGCGAGCAGCGCGAGGGCCTGCGCGGTGGCGGTGCGGAGGTTGATCTTGACGGTCGCGCTCTTGAAGTGCCCGAGCACGGGGGAGTCGATCTCGCCCGCGATGCCCGCGCCGGCGATCGTCTCGGTGATCGCCTCGAACTTGGGCAACTCGACGTTCGCCACGCCGAGCAGCTCCGCGGCGCCGGCGCCGCCGTAGACGCGGAAGTTGATGAGCTTCTCGGGGATCAACATGGGGCGCGCTCCTCGTGGTCGTGGTGGTGCGGTGGTGCAGCGTCACGGCTTGCGCCCCGAGGAGCCCCGCGCGCGGGTGCGGCGAAGCTCCTCGAGGTGCGGGCCGACTAGGTGAAGAGGGCCGCCAGCGCCGACGGGTCGTACTCGAGCAGGAAGTCGAGGGCCTCGGCGGGGCTCGGCGGGGTCAGGGTGACGTGGAAGCGGTAGATCCCGTCGGACAGGTCCGACGTGTTGTTGTCGCCCTTGCGGAACTCGATCCGGCCGTCGACGAGCGCGCCCTGGGCGATCAGGGAGTTGAGCCAGATCCCGACGGTGCCGACCACCGACTCGATCAGCCGCTTGTTGCCCGGCTCGTCGACGTCGCGATCGGTGGTGAGGATCACCGACGCCGCGATCCACGAGAACATCCGGCGGATGGGGATGAAGGCGTTCCGCGGGTCGGTGTCCGACGGGTAGATCGCGGTCCGGTTGCCCCACAGCCGCCAGCCGTTGAAGCCGTTGAGGGCCGTGACGATGCCCTGCACGTTGAGCGTCTGCGCCTGCGCGCCGTCGAGGTGGATCTCGGTCCCGTCGTCGAGCACCGCGGCCTCGGCGACGAGGGCCTTGTTGCTCGGGCTCGCGTAGGGGATCCCGTTGTGGTCGGCGTCGGTGACGTTGGCGATCGCGGCGGCGTGCGTCGACAGGTGGTACAGGTCGGCGCCGTGCTTGACGCGGGGCCACAGCGCGATCGCGTCGATCGCGCCGAAGCCGTGGTCGACCTTGTAGGCCGGCGCGTCGGCGTAGGTCGCGATCGTCCCGTCGGTGGGCAGGTCGAGGAGCGCCACGGCGCGGAAGGCGCCGCCGTTGAGCGCGTGCGCCTTGGACGCCAGCGCGGCCGCCACCGTGTCGTCGGAGGAGTAGCCCGGCGCGAGCAGGAAGCCCGGCACGAGCCGCAGCCGCGGGTACACCTGGTCGGCCACCGCGATCCCCTTGTAGGCGCCCGCGGAGTAGCCGCCGATCACGTCGGCCACCGCCACCGCGCCGCCGTCGAGCTGGTGCCACGAGATCGCGAGGTGCGCCCCGCCGGCGATGGTGCCCGAGGTGACGCGGGACACCACGAGGTAGCCGTCCTCGTCGAAGGCCAGCGTGTAGTCGGTGCCGAGCGTCTTGGTGACGCCGCCGACATTGACCACCACCGACGCCTTGAGCACGCCGAAGGCGGGCGCCGGATCGCCGTAGACGGTGATCGAGGCGTTGCCGTCGGAGTCGAGCACGTGCGCCACGTCGGCGTGCGTGTCGTAGTGCTCGGCGTTCGTCGGGTCGGCGACGTTGACCACCACGAGGGGGCCGACCTGGTAGAGCTCGAAGTAGGCCGCGGCGACCTCGTGGAGCGTCCACGCCGCCCACCTGCTCGACGGCTGCAGCGGCCCGAAGCTGGCCTCGAAGTCGGCGAGCGTCTCGCACAGGATCGGCTTGTTGACCGCGGCGACGTCGCCGAGGTTGACGGGGGCGGTCCCGAATGCGACGGCGAGCCCGGGCGTCACGCGCACGGGAGGCTTCGCCGTCGTCGGCACCTCGGAAACGGTCACACCATGCGCCATGACTAGCACTCCTCGTCGGGGTTCGTCGGTGGGTTGCGGGCCTCGATTCGACGAGGCCGGGGGACGGTCCAGATCGTTGTAACACGGGCGAGCCATTGCGGGCGCGGCTGCTCCTCGGGGATCTCCCACGAGAGCGGGCCCGTGTGCTCGTAGGCGCCGATCGTCGGCGCCCCGTGTAGATCGAGGCGGAGCGCGTCGAGCAGCTCCACGAGCTCGAGCCACCCGTCGTCAGTGTCGCTGTAGACGCCGAGCAGGAGATCGATCGTCGCGGCCGCCGACTGCGTTCCGCCCTGCGGATCGTCGGTGCCCGTGCGCGGCCGCACGATGATCCAGGGGAAGCGCTCGGCGCCGGCGACGTTGGGCGGGAGCCACCCCGGCACCACCTGCGGCGCCTGGTCCTCGCCGCCCTTGTTGCCGAGCGTCCAGAACCGCGCCGCCACCTCCCCCACGCGCGCCGCCACGGCGTCGTAGAGCCCGCGCAGCGTCTCGGGCGCGATCGCCTTGTAGGCGGCCGCCTCCTGCCTCATGGGGTCACTCACGAGGCGCCGCCCGCCGTCTCGGCGCGCTTGAGCTCGCGATCGATCGCTGGCCCGATCTGCCGGTCGAGCGCCGCCAGCGCTTCCGCCTCGACCGCTTCACGCACCGACTGCACCCCAAGCATGGATCCGAGCGGCACGGTGTAGACCGTCGCGATCGCCGCCTTGCCGCGCGAGGTGGTGCCCCCGGTGCGGTGCATGACGCGCGGGCCGCTCTGCAGGTTCGCCACGAACGCGCCCGGCACGTCTCGAGGAGCGCCGCGCAGCACCTCGGCGCGGAGCAGCGGCCGGCCGGGACCGCCGGTGCCCGGGCTCGTGGGCGTGTGCGGGAAGTAGCCGAGCGAGAGCGACCCCGAGCGCGAGCGCACCACGATCGACGGCTCCGCCTCGGTCGCGCGCGACGTGGTGATCATCGCCGCCACGTCGCCGGCGCGCACCGCGTACCGGCTCGTGATCTTCGCCACCGCCGCGGCGCGGGCCTCGTCGAGCGCGCGGTTCATCGCCCACGCGGCGGCCCGCCGAGCTGCTCCGGGAACCCCGGCGAGGAAGCGCTCGAGGTGCTCGATCCGGTCGGCCGCGGTGATCACGATTCAAACCACCGCAGGCGGATCGACAGCATCCCCATCGCGTCGTCGACGTGGACCACGCTCCCGAGGCGCCCGTTCACGCTCATGCGCTGCGTGATCGCGGGCACCGCCGCGAGATCGTCGCGGCGGAGGTGCAGCACCGATTCCGACAGGTAGATCCCCGTCTCCGGGTCGGGCACCCGTTGATCATCGTCGAGCACGCACAGGATCGGGGAGCCGCTCACGTCGCGGACCTCGCCGAACTCCTCCGGGGAGAGGAAGGTCGGCAGGTCCGCGGCGATCTGGTCCTTGAGCGTCACCCCGATCCGTGCGTCGGCGGCGCCGTCCGACTAGGAGGCGACCACCTGCGCCGTCAGGTAGGCGTTGTTCTGCACCGGCACGAACAGGGGGCGCGCCGAGATCTTGAGGTGGCGCACCGCCGGCTCCTTGTCGATCCAGCTCTCGGGGACGCGCTTGCCCGCGACGAGAGCGAGGTTCGCGGCCTGCCCCTCCGTGCCCGAGGCGACGCCGACCGCGCCGTAGCGCATGACGCTGTACGCCTGGGTGGAGAGCATCGCGATCTCCTTCGCGGGCACCATCGGCTTCTCCACGCCGTCGGCGGGGTCGATGTACCACTCGTCGTAGGCCCACAGGTCCACGCCGGTCCCCGCGAAGGTGCCGAGGTAGATCGCCCCGCCGTCGCGCAGCTCGGGCTTGATCATGCCCATGTCCATCCGCTGCGTGTTCATCAGGCCCGAGAGGCCCTTGAGCGAGGGCGCGGACAGGAAGGCGTCGGCCGCCTCCTCGCCCAGCACCATGTCCGTCGGCGCGATGCCGGTGAGCTTCACGATCCGGCGGCGCCAGTCGCGGATGTTGGCGGGAATGTCCGCGGTGTTCGCATCCCAGTAGGCCGAGCTGCCGATGTCGCCGACGTCGAGCGAGGAGTCCCGATCGAAGGTGATCGACGTGTTCAGGTCGTCACCGACGAGGGGGATCTGCGAATCGAAGATCGCGCGGGCGATCATCCACTCCTCGCGGCGCGCGATCATCTCGTCGAGCTCGGCGAGATCCTGCCCGAGCAGGATCGCGGCGCGCTCGTCGGGCGTCTGCGTCGCGTAGACCGTCTCGCCGGGGAGGCGCTTCTGCAGGTCGCTCGGCGTCAGCGGCCGCTTCGGCGCCACGAGCGGCGGCGTGTAGGTGCGGGTCTGGAAGCCGATGCGCTCGACGAGCTTCCCGGGCGCGCGCGGGTTCACGAACGGCGCGAGCCGGCGCTGCCCCGTCTGGATGTCCACGTCGACCTGCTCGGCGGTGAACTCCTCGTCGCGGCGCACGCACAGCGAGCGGAGGAAGCTCCGGGGGGGCTTCATCTGGCGGAGCGCCTGCGCCATGTTCCGCGTGCTGTAGAGATCGATGCTCATGGGGTCGGCTCCTGGTCGGGGGGCTTGTTCGGTCGGCCCCGTCGGGCCGCGTTGCGTGAGGTGGTGGTCGTGGTGGTCGTGGTGCTCTCGCCCTTGCGCGCCCGCCTAGTAGACGGGCACCGCCGGGCGCAGGTAGATCCCGGTGGCCTGGCACGCGGCGCGCCAGTCGTCGGCGGTGCTCGTGTAGCTGTAGACCACGGCGCGGTCGTTGAACTCGCCCTCGGTGTAGACCGTGGTCACCACGTCGCCGGCCGTCGCGTCGACGTCCTCCGCCGCGATCGCGTAGGGGTTCTGCGTGCCGTCGTTGTGCGCGGCGACCGCCTCCGTCAGCTTGCCCGAGGCGGTGATCTTGCCGAGGAGCGTCCCCCGCGTGATCACCTGCCCCTGCTTGATCGTCGCCTTGACGTTGACGATCTTGCGCTGGTCGCCGGCGATGAGGTTCTCGTAGGTGGTGCTCTGCGTGCTCATGGGGGGTCAGCCTCTCCGGGCGTTGCCGCCCGCGGTGATGGCCGCGATCGTCTTGGCCTGGTCGACGGCGGCCGAACCGTCGGAGGCACTCGGGGTCACGGAGCGGAGCGCGCCGCTTTCGTCGCGGCGGCGGGCGAGGAGATCGCGGGGCAGGTTGCGCCCCGAGCGGAGCACGGCGAGGGCGAGCTCGGCGGCCGTCTGCGGCTCGGCGCCGAACTTGGCCGCGGCGACGATCTCGTCGACGCCGGGGCCCGAGAGCTTGAGCCCGTCGATCTCCTGCAGGCGCTCGCGCTCGGCGCGGGCACCCTCGGCGCGACCCTCGGCGAGCAGGGCGGCGAGCAGCGCGGGCGCCTGCGCGGCGAGCTGCTCGCGCGTGAGCGGCACGAGCACCGCGGCCGCGG